GTCGGTATGCAGGGGAATAAATCCCCCTTGTCGGAATCGCAGCAGCGCTTGGGTGCTGGAGTCCACTAAATCGTCATGATCGCCTGTCGGGAAGGAGGCAAACTCCTCGATAACCTCTTCCGAAAAGCGTTTCTTCGGTGCCCATACGGTACCCGAAGCAAATAAATCAGCCACCGCGTTGACCCGGGCGACCTTATCGTTGCCGCGTGATGGGGTGAAGTCCTGAACCGGAATCCCCATGCGGCGTAATTCAAATATCAGCGGGCTGCCTGCGGCCTTGGCCTCGACAATGAAAGCATCGGGCTTCCATTCCCGCCAGGTATCGTAGGCTTTCAACTTCAGCTCAGGAAACTCCATCCGTTCTTTGAACGCATGCAGCAACATCAGCTGGGGTTGCGCGTAGCCATCGGTGCCGACGCTGTACCAGACACCCCATGTGGTGCAGGCGGAGAAGTCGGCGCGCTCGCTCTTCAGGAACGCGGTATCCCATGACTGGATAATAAATTCACACTTGGGTGGCTGCTCTTCTTCCCAGACTTTCCACCACTCGCGCTTGACCAAGGCGCCTTCTTCGGCGGCTGGGTCTTGTTGATACTGGGCCGACCACTTCGACACCGGCAATTCGGCCCGAAGCTTCTCTAATTCTTCAATGCGCCAGAACTCGGGCCAAAGGGCACGCCCGGAATCCATGATGGCGGGAAACTCAATGACTTCCCACTCATCCGAGCCATCGCGTTCGATCGATGACTTTAAGATGGCACCGGTCAGATCACGCTTATGCCAGCGCGTCATGACAATGACAATGGCCCCACCCGGCTGTAACCGTTGCCGTGGGCCGGACGTGTACCACTCATAGACCCGATCGAATACCGCCGGGTCCAACGATTGACCTTCCTGCTCCGAGTGCGGGTCATCGATAATTAATAAGTCAGCGCCTTTACCCGTGACGGCTCCGCCGACACCGATAGCAAAGTACTCACCGTTGGCGCTAGTGTTCCAGCGGCCTGCGGCCTTGGAGTCAGCCTGCAATCCCACGCCGGGGAACACCCGCTGGAAATCGTGATCACCAACAAGGTTCCGCACCTTCCGACCGAAACCCACCGCCAATTCAGCAGTGTGCGCGGTCTGAATCACTTTCTTCTCGGGCGATAGCCCCAGATACCAAGCGGGTAACAGGTACGAAGCAAATTCACTCTTGGTATGCCGTGGCGGCATATTGATGATGAGGCGCTTGAGTTCACCGCGCGCCACCTTCTCAAAGGCTTCCGCCATCTTGGAATGATGATAGCCCTCGATAAAGGCGGGCCACATCGTTTTCACAAAATCTAAAAAGGAAGCGTGTACGGTCTCGCGCTGCTTGGCGGTTTCATATTCCTCCAGCAGCGCCAGCATACCCTGACGTTCTAGATCAGGAAGTTCCTGCACACGATCGAGCAGACTCTGCACTAATTAAACGTCTCGGCCTCTAAGGCCTGGACCACGACGCCTACGAGGCTGCGGTCCTAAATTCGGGCGCCGCTTAGGAGGTCCACCGGCAACACCACCCATAAAATCTTGAATTCTTGGACGTGATGGTGGCATAAGCACCCCACCACCCTGATATCCCTTAGCCGCAAGTGAATCGTTGGTCTCAGGCACCGGACCACCCACTTTGTAATTGGTTGCACCACGGCTCTCATCACGACGTGATTTGTAGCTTTGCTTCTTGGTGCTTTCCTTGCCCCGGCGCACGCCTAGGGATTCATCGAGTCGGGCATTGCGGCCCTGTTTCTTTGCCATAACTAGGCTCTCTTATTGCTAGGTTTATTGGGTTTCTTCGGCTGCTTCTCGGGCTTTAGAAACGTGAGGGGTGGTCCCGGGTAAGCGTCCCAACGGCGAAAGCCGTGATCGTAGGGCATTACTTCTTCTTACCGGGCTTCCAGGTATAAGCAGGGTCGAGATCACCCTTGTAGTATTTCTTTGTTTCGCCACCGGTCCGATAGCCTTTGCGCACGGGCTTACCGACGCGCTTACCGTATTTCTTAGCGGCTGCCTCACCTTCAGGGGTGTAAGCAAAATGACGATTGCCAACAACTGGCATAGGGTTCTCCTTAAAGGGAATAAGTGTTCGGGAGAAACCTTGGGTGAGTTGCAGAAACGTTTGCCGCGTTTACAACCGGGGGTAGCTCGCTACAGCCTTGAACTAACTATGGTGCCACCGGCTCTATGAGTTACGGTGGTTAGTCAGAAGCCACAGAAAAGTAGGCTGTAAGGGAAGGGTCTAGGACAGACCTAGCCTAGGATGTTCCTAGTCTAGGAAGTTCCTAATCTCTTACATAACTAAAAAACTTAGAAACATACTAGACTAGGATTATCCTAGAGCGAGACTTTCTCCCGAACGATAACAGACTAGCCCCCCTTCACATGGTCGTCAAGAGTTCTGAATCACCCCGGGCGGGTTATGTAACAATTCTATGTTCATATGCATGGGCATACGCTTGATCTCCATGGTACGGGGACGTCCTCGCTTCATCGATAAGTACCCATCTTCCACCAGACTGTGAACAATCCGATGAATATTGGAATGCGATGACAGGCCCAAGGCCTTACTTATGATCCGCATGGTGGGAGCACAATGATTTTCCAGCCAATAATTATTAATAAACATAAGTACATCACGTTGACGAGGCGTCATAGGGGGTATCCGAACAAAGTGAGAACAAAGCAAATATAGCAAAAAAATAATATGGGGGGTATGGGACCCATGAAATTACTACATCGTTTGAGCAGATTAGTGATTAAGAGATAATGACCTACGTCCAGGCTCAAGGGGGGGTGGGGGTGTCTGTACCTCGAAACCACATTAACTTAATCGCCTAAGTGCCGCTCACTCTGACTCTGCCAGCAAGCTAGTCAACCTTCTCTCTATCTCGGTTCGAACCTCATCGCTTGATCGTTCGATCGACTCGGTTTGTATTCGTTCGATGAAGAGTCCGACATCACTGCTCTTCCCTAATAGCTCTAGTGCCTTGAGTCTGGCCATCGGGGTATCGGCCTGTTCAGCCTCTACCTTTAGCTTGTCGAGAATCCACGTCCTTAAAGAGACCCCTCTTGATAGTGCAGCCTCTTCCCTTCTAGCCAAATACGCCTTCAACCTATGGGCAACCTTGGGATTGGCCATCAACTTACTGGACTCAGTCCATACGCTGCTCGGCTTGCTGTTCGACGTGTCGTAGTTGTTCCTATACGCATCGCTTGCCGATTGACCCGCCAACACGTCCTGAACGAACCCCTCCTGTTTGGCGGTGAGTCGCTGCTTAGTCGGTAGCTCGGTCACATTGTCGGGTGTCTTGTCGTCATCCATTCGGGACGCTCGATGATTACTAACTGGTCAATAAATTATCGCTGGTCCTCGGCCGCCTTCTAACAACTCGTCCACAATCTGAATAGCTCTATACAGCTACGTTCATTCACTGTTGCTTATATGGCTAGACAGGTTCATTCTCAGAGAGGTGTTCTCAAGTCTGATAAAGAGGTTGATATGACAAAGGTAAATACAGTTAATTTCCATAATGGGGAAAGCGCTGTAACCCGCGTCAGGCCTGGATTTGAGCCATTTCCTAAACTAACTAGTAGAGAGTCAAATATGTCCATTAAGAACTTCAAAGAAGATGTGCAAGAGATCATCGATAACGTGTTGGTTCGATTAGATGACGGGTCACTAGACCCTAACGCCGCATGCACTCGCATGTTTCGGTGCTGGATCGATGGCAGCTACGACGGGTTCGAGGTCTATCAAGACAACGTGTCCGAACTAAGGCGCATTGTGTCGGGCGGCAACTCGTTCTCGACTCCGCGCGTGGTTAGACAGCTGCGCGCATGGGTTTCCCATCAGTTCAGCGGCTACGTTGCCCGCGAGGTCGGCTGTTCCTACAGCACCGCACAGCGGTACATCGTCCACGGCACCAGCGCCGAGGATTTAGCCGAACTGACCGGCGAACTAATCGATGATTCCCTCGACTTAATCTGTGATGACGTCAGCGACCAGCTACGGTCCGACATCATCGACGCCTACAACGAACGCTATACCTCTAGCCCCGTAGTGGTCGGCGTTCAAGGGGTGGAAGAGCTACGCGCAGACATCATCGACGCCTATAAGGTCAATGGCTAAACGCCTAGTGAATGAGCGACCACAAAGGGCATCTTGCGGTGCCCTTGCTGGTGCACGTTCGCACCTAACTAAACGAGTAAGTTATGAACCTACGAGAAATAAAACAGGCGCTTAAAGCGCACTTCTCTGTAAACCCGAAAGCGGCAGTATTCCTTTCGGGTGCGCCGGGATGCGGCAAGACCGAGACCATCGATCAAGTCGCAGAGGAAGATGATCGCATCAACCTCGACACTCGCGTCTCATCGATGGACCAAGTCGATGTACGCGGGTTGCCAAGCAAGTCCGAGAAGGGCGACACGGTCACATGGCTGATACCAGAATTCTTGGCCCAGCTGACCGACCGACACAACCTGTTCCTAGATGAGTTCAACGCCGGACAACTGTCCACGTTGCACAGCTTCTATGGAGTGATTCAGGAACGTCGACTGGGCAACTGGATCGCACCC